GCAAAAGAACCAAACGTTGGCCTTGCCATTCCAAATATTGTCTATCTTCTGCGATCTACTCCAGATATGGATGTAGGTACCTTAGAAGACGAGTTAGATGTAGCATTAGATACTGACGATATTAATAAATTTCGTGAGTATCTGCGTACACGCGTAAAACGCCTTGAACCTGTACCTGCTAGAATGCAGATAAGGTGTAAAGGTGGCCCTAACGGGCCAGCAGCTCTCACTCAAGCACAAGACTTGATCGCAGTAAATCTTACGCAATTCAGATTATCTTTCAATAAAATGATTGCAATGATTTACGGCGAAAGTTCATGGTTGTATAAGAGTTATGTATCTCTTAGCGATTACATCAACAAGAATGATATAGACCTTAAATGGCCTGATACCGTTCGAGCAGCAAGACTAGAGTTTTTATCTGGACCTGCGGGTAAAACCCGTGTGGTATACATAGCCAATTGGTGGGTACAAATGCTTCTATTATCTTATCATGAACCACTTATGGAACATTTTAAGAAAATGAGAGGCGATTGTACCTGGAACCAAGAAGCTGGTGTAAAAAGATTAAAACAATGGTCTGCTAGGGGAGAAAAGCTGTTTTCATTCGATTTATCCGCAGCAACTGATCGTTGGCCTTACCAATACCAGCAAGTTGTCATGGAAGCTGTCTTTGGAGACGAGTTAGGGGAAATCTGGAAAGATTTGATAAAAATTCCAGTCCCTTTCTCACGCGCTCTTAATAGGCATGTGCACTACAATGTAGGGCAGCCTATGGGAGCGTATTCTTCGTGGGCAGCACTCAACATAACGCATCATTGGACAGTTCGTTACTTAGCTAATAAAATTAGAGTCAAACCAAAATACATAGTATTAGGGGATGACCTAGTTATTTGCGGTAAAGAACTGGCAAAGGCGTATGAAGATTACATGACAAACAAACTTGGGGTAAAGATAAACAAGATGAAGAGCATTTCAAATGAAGAGGGTAAACCCTCATCGGCTGAATTTGCAAGACACCTTGTAAGAGACGGAGTGACCATAGGAACCGTTTCGCCAAACCTCCTAGACTGGATTTTGAACAAAGGGGAAACCCCCATGATTCAAGAACTGGTCAGAGAGATCAGGGATAAGTTCGATATGGATGTGTACGTTACCGCCGAGACCATCTGGCTACCTGATTCCTTGAGCCTATTGCTTAGCAAAAAAGCTAAGTTAGACGCTAACATTACTTTATCGTTCCCTGGAAGGGAATTCAACGTTACTCGTTGCGAGGATTTTACTCCTAGCAACAAGCATGTTGGATATCCAAATCCTTGGAATGGTAAAGATGAAAGCTCAGCTCAAAATTG